AATAATATTTTGCATAGAGATGGAAAGGAGTATGAATCAGCACCAAGATACTATACTGAAGGAGTGTGAATTCAAATGAAAAAGAAAAAACTTAAAGCTCAAGTGAAGTCAAGATTCTATTATGTCTTCTGGGGTATTGCCACAATTGCCGTTGTTGCCGGACAACTTTATGTTGGTTCTGGTTATCGCATTCTTCATGAAGATATGAGAGAACTGCTGGACAAAGTTGATGGAGTTCTTCTACATAAAGATGATACTCCTTATGGAGATTTGCTGTGAGTCTTCTCAAAATTGATTATAAAACTCTAGTTGAACCAAGAGTAAAAACCACACCACAGAATGTTCAAGAGGCAAATGAAGCACTGTTCCGTGCTAAAATGACTCTACCTGCTGCTGCAAAGCATTGTGGAATGACCCATAAGGAAATGAAGTTGACCTTCTGGGAATTTTTGAAGTATAACAAACCTGATTATGAAATCTCTGAAAACACCCCTTAGATATCCTGGTGGTAAGTCTCGTGCTTGCACTAAGATGGATCCATATTTTCCAGATTTGAGAGACTATAAAGAATATCGAGAACCATTTCTTGGTGGAGGAAGTGTAGCAATTCATGTCTCTAAAAAATATCCGCACTTGGATATTTGGGTTAATGATTTGTATGAACCTCTTTATAATTTTTGGAGAGTTCTTCAGGATAATGGAAAAGATCTATATGAAAAACTGCAAGAACTTAAATCTCTACATCCAGATCCTGTTTCTGCAAAAGATCTATTTTTAAAATCAAAGGAAATTGTAAACGATCATGATCAATCCCATTTATCTCGTGCTTATAGTTTTTACGTTATTAACAAGTGCTCTTTTTCTGGTCTCACGGAGTCCTCATCCTTTAGTAAACAGGCAAGTGTATCAAACTTCTCAATGCGAGGAATTGAAAAACTACCAGGATATTCAGAAATAATTAAAGACTGGAAGATTACTAATCTTAGTTATGAACAACTCCTTACTGATAACAAAGAGTCCTTTACCTACCTTGATCCCCCTTACGACATATCAGATAACCTTTATGGAAGGAAAGGAGATATGCACAAACGATTTGACCATGATCAGTTTGCTAGGGATTGTGATCGCTTTATCGGTCCTCAACTCGTATCTTATAATTCGTCTCAACTGGTCAAAGACCGTTTCCAAGGGTGGGAAGTAGGTGAATTTGATCTGACTTATACGATGAGATCTGTTGGCGAATACATGAGAGACCAACAAAAACGTAAAGAACTATTGCTTTTTAATTATGGAATTGAAGGATTGGTTGAACAGTATCAATCAGACAAAGAAACATCTGATTGATGAAGATCCTTCCGTTGAGAAGGAATATCCTCCTTATATTGTAAACCGTTGTTTCTCCGGGCACATCGATACTTTGATGTTTGCTAATGAGATGAATAAGTATCACTTTCTTCCAAAGAAACTTCAATATGATTTTCTTATAAATATTGTGAGGAAAAAGAAGAGATTTTCTCCCTGGATCCGACAAGATAAAATCAAAGATCTTGATTATGTCAAACGTTATTATGGATATAGTAATGAAAAGGCAAAACAGGCTTTGAAGATACTCACAAAAGAACAACTTAATTTTATTAAATCAAAATTTGATACTGGAGGAAAAAATGAGCGTAGTTCGTGAACCTGAGGTGAAATGGTCGCCCGACCAAATGGTGGAAGTGATTCTGAGTGAACCCGATGATTTTTTGAAAGTAAGAGAAACACTTACAAGAATCGGAGTCGCATCTAGAAAGGAGAAAAAGATCTATCAGAGTTGTCATATTCTGCATAAGCAAGGTAGATATTTTTTAGTACACTTTAAGGAACTGTTTGCCCTTGACGGTAAACATGCAAATCTGACACAGAACGATGTCCAACGTCGTAACCGTATTGCTCAACTGCTTGCTGATTGGGGTCTTATTGGTATTGTTGATGTAACTAAGATTACTGATATTGCACCACTCAACCAAATAAAGGTTCTTGCATATAAAGATAAGCAAGATTGGATTCTTGAGACCAAGTATAATATTGGATCTAAGAAAAAACGTACCGAAGAAACCGAATAAAAATGTAGGGGTGGCAACACCCCCTTTTTTATGTCTTGTGTTAATATATACTTATGGATGCCGCAAGGGTCCACAAAATACAAACTCGCTTTTTAAGGAGCTACAATAATGAACAACCTCTCAAGGTATAATGCTGCAGATCTTCCTGCGCTCATGGAGCGTATAAATAGAAACAGTATTGGTATGGACGAATACTTTGATCGTCTGTTTAATCTGCACGAAACGACATCAAACTATCCGCCATATAATCTAGTCACGGTTAGTAACGTAGAATCGAGACTAGAATTAGCACTAGCAGGTTTCAAAAAGAAGGAAGTTTATGTCTACACACAAGACGGTAAACTCTTTGTCGAAGGACAAAAAGAAGACAAGGAGACCGGAACAGAATATGTCCACCGAGGAGTGGCTCAAAGATCTTTCACTAGAGCATGGACCCTCAGTGACGAGACGGAAGTTAGATCAGTTAGCTTTGAGGATGGGCTTCTAAGCATTACTCTTGGTAAGGTTGTTCCAGAAGCACACAAAAGGAAGGATTATCTATAAATCCTGACTAGTTTTTGCTGCCGTTGATACAAAAGTGTATCACCGTGATACACTTTTGCTATATAATTATGTACTTATGGAGGACGACTTATGAATCTCACAGCCGCCACTCTTACAATAGGAACTGCAATCACTCTTTTTATCAATGGGCTCCTTGGGAGCGCATTCCCCTAATAGTCCCCCCAGTATAGAGACCTTTTATTTTACAACACTATAATGGCAATTTTCGCAACCCTCGCACTTATCGGAACAGCAGCATTCGGAGCATATAAAATGACACCTAATAAATAAAACTGAATATCGTCGTCGCAGACAGAGGGGTAACTGGCACAATCCAGTTGACACCCCTCTTTTTTATTGTATAATTACTATATGGTGTATCTAATAAAATGACTGTCAAACTTGCTATACTAAAATCTGGAGAAAGTATTATCTCCAATATTAAAGAACTTATTTCTGAAGAAAAGGTTGTTGGATATCTTTTCGAAAATCCCTGTGTTGTTGGATATGATAATAGCATTTATCTTACCGAGGATGCGAATCCGGATACCCCAACAAAATTTCAAGTAACTTTAACACCATGGATTTTATTCACGGAAGATACTCAAATTCCTGTAAGACCTGATTGGATTGTTACTGTAGTCAATCCTGCACCTAAACTAAAAGAACTTTATGAGGAGAGAAATGATGAACCTGAAACTAATAGTATTAACGAACAATCAGATTCTTTTATCGCAGATTGAAGAAGTTGGATCTGAAATTGGAGAACCGGATTGTAAATTGATTGATCCTTATATTATAAATCAATCAACATTTGCTATTGATCCGTGGTTGTCACCTTTTACTACAAAAAATGTTTTTATGATGAGTTCTGATAAAATTTTAACAATTACCGAACCAAATGAAAATCTTATTTCTAAGTATAAGGAAATTTTTAAATGACTAAAGTATTGACTATTGATTTGGACTACATTAGTAGACCATATGCGGAATGGATTGATCATGCATTTCAAATGAATTCATCCAAAAGGTGGTCTCAATTTATGG